CGAAAATAAGAAATGCCCACCGGCCTATTAGGTTGGTGGGCATTTCGCATGTAAAGGGGATATTGGCAATGGGTGCTTTTGAGGATTTGGTCAATCGGCTACAGAATCCAGGGGATGAAGGAATCCCTGAAACAATCTACGATGATTTGACAAAGGTTTACACGGATGATGTTTCCATTCGTGAGGCTGCGGCCAACGAAAAAGGTGCAGCGTTGCAAGCCGCAAATGATGAAATTTCCAGGCTCAAGGCTATAAACTTTGATTTGATGATGAAACAACCATCGGAAGATTCCGGAAATGAATCGGGTTCCGATGATTCAGATTCAGACGATACAGAATCCGGCATTGACGATCTTTTTGAGAAAGACTGATAACTCATGGCCCTTGATATCCGTCCCCTGAAACCTACCTCAAATAGCGCTTTGCTGGATGCAATCCGCAATGAGGGTTCCAACGATTATCAGCGCCGCATTTCGGCGGCATCCAAGGCCGGTGTGCAGCAAACGCTGAAAGACCTCCAGACACATCGAACGATGTGGAATGAATTCCTGGATGCCCTTGTCAACCGTATCGGCCTTGTGGTGGCACGCAATAAGGTGTGGTCTAACCCGTTGTCGGAATTCAAGCAGGGTTTGCTGTCCTACGGTGACACCATTGAGGAAATCCAGATTGGTTTGCTGAAAGCCAAATCGTATGATCCTGACCGGGAATATCTGGAGAAAGACCTGTTCGGCACCGAGCGGCCGGATGTGCAGGCGAATTTCCACAAGGTCAACCGGCAGGATTATTATAAAATCACCATCAACGAGCCGCTGTTGCAGCGTGCTTTCCTGGAAAACGGTGGGCTTTCGTCTTTTGTGTCGCAGTTGATGGATGCCCCCACGACGTCGGATCAGTGGGACGAGTTCCTGTTGACCTGCCAGCTTTTCAGCGAGTATGAAAGCAACGGCGGGTTTTTCAAGGTCAACGTTCCTGATGTTGCGTCCCTGGAGTCGAATGCCGCCGACGCGCGCGCCGTTTTGCGGAAAATGCGTGCAATGGCAGACACCCTGACCTTTATGTCTACCCGGTACAATGCGGCACGTATGCCCACTTTTGCGTTGCGGGATGATTTGGTGTTGTTTGTGACGCCGGAATTCAAGGCTGCGGTTGATGTTGAGGCTTTGGCGGCTGCGTTCAATCTCAACATGGCTGATATGTATGGCCGGATTATCCCGATCCCTGAGGAACAATTCGGGATTTCGGGTGTGCAGGCGATCATGACCACGAAGGATTTCTTTGTTATCGCGGATCAGCGTATCGAAACCGCGTCACAGTGGAACCCTGTTGCACTGCACAACAACTATTTCCTGCACCACTGGCAGGTTATCAGCGCTTCCCGGTTTGTCCCGGCTGTGATGTTTACTACTCAGGGTGGGGACGAGATTATCAACGTGCTGACGCCGGTTGTTGGGGTTTCCGCTATTACCGGTGTTGACTCGGACGGGGATGCCGTGACTGATGAAGTACTGCGTGGTGAAGTGTACGCGTTCCACGCTGAGGCCGAAACCGATCCGGCCAACGGCGTCAACACCGGGGTCCGGTGGAGTGTTTCCGGCTACACCTCAAGCCGCACCTACATTTCCCGTACCGGTGTACTCCATGTTGGAGGGGATGAGGGGGCGGCAACGCTTACCGTCACCGCTACGTCAACATGGTTGGATGCAGACAACCTGCGTCGGGACGGGGAAACCGCAACACTTGACCTGGATGTTAGCGGGGTTGCTGTTCCTGAATGGCCGGAATCCGATCCGGTGACAGGTATCACGGTTGACGGGGTGGCAGTGTCCCCGGCGTTCGCTGCCGGAACGTTCGCCTACACCGTTGACCTTGCCCCCGGTGCGACGATCACCCCTGATGATGTGGAGGTCACCGGACCTGAGGCCAACGATGTTGAGATTACTGTCAATGAGGCCGGGACCGTGGCGACCATCAGCGTCCCCACCGCTCCAGGCGATCCGGTGTACACTGTCACTGTAGCCTGACCGGGACTCGTATAGTCCCGGTGGCTACGGTGCATGTGGCGCACCGATCAAAACAAAACCCCCGTTGCCTTGAGGCTGCGGGGGTTTTGTTTGTGCCATAATGACTTTGTGGGCAATTGCATATGACAAATGCAGTGCAGCAAGTAATCCTTTCGAGTAAAAGGAAATCGACAATATGACTAGCGGTATTTATGATTTGCCACCGGACACAACAGCCGGTCTTGATTTCAATTATGCGGTATGGTCTAACGGGACAATTGTGACTTTGTGCAATGTTCCCTGGAACGCCGATTACCGGGACATTGTAAAATTCGCCAACGGTCAGGCTGATTTGGACACTTATCTGACCACTCAAAGCGGTCCCATTGTGACCATTGAGAATATGACGTATGCCAAGGTGGGTCAGCCGGTGCGCGTAAATGTGCCGTTCAATCAGGCATTCAAATATAACTATCTGCGTGCTGCTAACCCGGCACAGCCAATTGTCGGTGATATGCCGCGATCCTTTTATTATTTCATTACCGATGTGCGGTATGTGGCACCGAATACCACGGAAATGCAAATTCAACTGGATGTGTGGCAGACATTCGGTTATGGGGTGACATTCGGGAATTGCTTTATTGAGCGCGGTCATATTGGTATTGCCAACGAAAATCAGTTTTCCGATAATGGGCGAACCTATCTCACCGTTCCTGAGGGTTTGGATATTGGCGGGGAATACCAAATCATTACCCAGTACAAGCACACAATAGCCAGTGCGCGGGACGAAAATTATTCGATCCTTGTAACCTCCACTGTTGCCCTCAATGAAGACCCTGGAACCATTGAGAATCCGCAATTGCATTCCGCCAAAGGTTCCCAATTGGAAAACCTGCCCAACGGCGCGGAAATGTACATCTTCTCGAACCTGGATCATTTCAAGCAGTTTATGGAAGCATTCTCCGACCGTCCCTGGATCACCCAGGGGATTGTGTCCATTACCGCTATCCCCAAAATGTCGGAGTACGGCATACAAGCCGTCTCGACAATGATTGAGGGCGTGTCAGTGTGGGAAATCGACCCTGGACAGTTGCGCCGCAACAAAGTTCCCATGCGGAACAATTGGCGGAATGAGTTGCCGATGGGTGACGGCAACCGCTACGGCTTGCTGCAAAAATTCAAGGTGTTTCCTTATACGGTGTTGGAAATGACGAGCTATACCGGGACACCGCTCGTGCTGAAACCTGAGAATTGGGCCGACTCCCACGCAACGGTCATGGAGGTTCCGCATTTCGCGTCGTCCGGTGCGAGGATCATGTTTTACCCGTACCGGTACAATGCGGCGAACCCTGGAGCCGATCCCGACATTGACGGCACCTATGGGACGATCAATGACGGCGGGGAATTCTATGACATGGCTACCGGGATTTTCAATTTCCCCACGTTTAGCCTTGTCAACAACGGGTACATCCAATACGCTGCGGCGAACACCCACGGCATAGCTTTCCAGCATGCCAGCGCCGAATGGTCACAGCAACGAGCCTTGACCGGTAATCAAATGTCCTACGATCAGGCAACCTCAGGGATGGAACTGTCCGAACAGTTGAACCGTCTAGGAATCAACGCTGCTACGCAAAACACGTCCCTTGCCAACGAAACGGCGTCCTGGAGGGCATTGCAGGGTTCCATCAACGGGGGCATTTCCGGTGCTGCCGGGGGTGCCAAGGGTGGGCCGGTTGGCGCGGCAACCGGGGCATTGATGGGGGTAGCCAATCAGGTAGCGTCATGGGCGATTGAGGTCAACCAAAACAACCAATCGCTAGGCATTGCCAACAATCTTTCTAGTTCCTCGAACCGGGCCACGGTTGAGCAACAGGGATACGTTCGGGACACGAATAAGAATTACGCGGATTACGCGGCACGCGGCGATTATCAAAACCAAATCGCCGCGATCAATGCCAAGGTACAGGACGCTAGGCTGATCCAACCCACCACGGCGGGGCAGGTGGGAGGGGACGCATTTAACCTTGCAACCTACAAATGGGGATATGACATTAAAGTCAAAATGTTGAACGCCGGGGCAATGCGGACCATCGGGGAATATTGGCTGCGGTACGGGTACCAAATAAACATGTTCGGCACCATGCCAGCATCCCTCATGGTCATGACCAAATTCACCTACTGGAAACTACGGGAAACCTACATCACAGCCGCGCAATGCCCCGAAACATTCAAACAAGCAATACGGGGAATCTTTGAAAAAGGCGTCACAGTCTGGAACAACCCCGCCGACATAGGAAACATCGACATAGCAGACAACGCAATCGTGGCAGGAATCCAGTTATGAGCCGGAAGAAAAACGACCTTGTTTTTACTCAGTATTATGAGCCTCATTTGAATGGTGGGCAGCGGAACAACCCGGTCAACAATCAGCAGGTACTTACGGAGCGTATGTATTTGCGGGTGTTGACGGAGTTGTGTGCTAACCGTTTCAAGTGGGTTGGTTTGCCGGATACGGTGGATGAGCGTTTCCTGGAATTGACGTTGTTTTATCACGGCTTGGCGGTGTTTTATTGGGATAAGGACATTGACCGGTATTTGACGCTGAGGGCATCCGGTGCGGGACGCACCAACATGTACGATAACCCTACGAGTTTCACGGTGACCGGTGGGGCAATGATCAATAAAACACTCGGACCAAAGAACTGTGTTCCTATTTGGAGCAACTATCTGCGGACACCTGATTTGGATATTGTGTTGCTATATTCCAAGAAACTTGCCGACATTGACCGCACGATAGAGATTTGTGCGCGGAACATGCGGCAAACAAAGGTTATCCGCACGACTGAGGATCAGCGTCAATCGTGGGTGAACCTTGTTCGGCAAATGATGGAAGGGCAGGAGGTTGTTTTCGGTACACGGCAATTGAACATGGAAGATATTGACGTGATGGACCTTGCCCCACACCCTGAAATGCTGCCGAATCTGCAAATCGCCAAAGTGAAAATGTGGAATGAATGCATGACCCTGCTTGGCATCAATAATGCCAATCAGGAAAAACGCGAAAGGCTCGTTGCCGATGAAGTGTCAGCGAACGATCAGCAAATAGCCGCAACGCGCGCAATCAACATGAACGCCCGACTCCAGGCATGCGAACAAATCAACCGCATGTACAAACTGTTGAATGTCTCGGTGCGGTTCAACCTGGATACACCTGAAACACCCCAGTTGGCGATTCCCTACTTAGAGGGAGTATGAAATGGCAACGTTCACTATCACCCTGAAAGACGCGTTAGAGATTGACCCCGAATTGCTGGATGCCGAATATCCGATATGGAAAGAGGAATACCGGGAAACCCTGGATCAGACAATCAAGGATTGGTTTTGGAACAGGGAAATCGGGCAGGAAACCATCGAACTGTTCAAACTCGCCTACCGGCGAAAAATGAACCTCATCATGCCCCTGTACAATCAGCACTACGTTTTGTCTGATATTGACCTCAACCCCTTGGAAACCATCAACATTCGGAACCTTTCCACAAGTGAAGGGGAAACAACCGGTGAAGGTAATTCCACCAACGAGTCAAACAGCGGTGCGAAATCCAGGGTGGTTGCATCGGATTTCCCGCAAACACGGTTGGCCGGTGACGGGGATTATGCCTCAAGCGCTCAGGATTCGGTATCCGATGCACTCGCGGCTAGTACAACGACGGAAACGAATTCCGGCACGCAAAACGGCACAGTAGATTCCACAACCTCAGGTTTCCAGGGTCATTCGGCGGTGTTGATAGCTCAATATCGTCAAACGTTGGTGAACATCGATATGATGATCCTTGAAGAACTGGAATCGCTGTTTATGCTGATATGGTCAAACGGGGACGAATTCACTGAAAGGCAAGGCTACGGTTATGGCTATTACGGATTTCCCTTTTAGGA